AATATAAATTAAGTTCTGAATCTGATTTTATTATTTATGCTCAAGGTTCTGGTCTTAATCATAGGGTTTTAAATGTTGTTGACCAATCAATATATGATGTAAGAGTTAAAGCAGTTAATACAGCAGGTGTTTCTTCAACTTATGTTTCTGCTCAAAGAACTATTGTTGGAGCAATCGCACCTCCAAGTGACGTAACAGATTTTTCATGTAATGTTTCTGGTCAAGAAGCACATTTATCTTGGGAAGCTGTAACTGATTTAGATTTAGCTTATTATAATCTTAGATTTTCGGAAGAATTAGATGGTACAGCAGATTGGCAAAACTCGGTTGCATTAGTTGAAAAAATATCAAGACCTGCAACGTCAATATCAGTTCCATCAAGAAAAGGAACATATCTTATAAAGGCTGTAGATAAATTAGGTAATTTTAGTTCAAATGCTACTGCTATTATTTCTAATGTAACTGGTGTTTTAAATTTTAATGCCATAACAACCCAAGCAGAACACCCTACATTTGGTGGAACAAAAACAAATGTTGTATTGTTAGATGGTGCTTTAGAGTTAGATAGTTCTGAATTATTCGATTCAGCTAGTGGAAATTTTGATGCAAACACAACTAGGTTCTTTGATTCTGGTGCTAGTAATGCAGATTTTTTATCAACTGGTAACTATGAATTTGCTAATGTAATTGATATTGGAGCAAAACATACATCAAGAGTAACGGCATCAATAACACAAGGTTCAGATAATCCAGATGATTTATTTGATAATAAAACTGGAAATTTTGATGATGCCAGTTCTAACTTTGATGGCGATACACCTGCAAACTGTAATGCTCATTTAGAAATTGCTACAAGTGATGACAATAGTACATACACAGATTTTAGAAATTTTGTTATTGGAGAATACGAAGCTAGATATTTAAAATTTAGAGTTGTTTTAACTTCAAGAGATTTAGCTAGTACCCCAGTTGTATCGGCAGTAACTGTAACTGTGGATATGCAAGATAGAATATTTAGTGGCAATGATATAGTTTCTGGAACATCAACTAAATCTGTTACATTTACAAATCCATTCAAAAGTGGTAACTATGCTTTAGGAATAACTGGGCAATCAATGGCAACTGGAGATTATTTTACAGTTTCAAATAAAACAATAAATGGATTTGATGTTGCCTTTTTAAATAGTTCTAATTCTGGAGTTTCAAAAACTTTCGATTTTATTGCAAAGGGATTTTAAAAGGAGTATAAATAATTATGGCACAGTCAACAGATTTTACTATTGCAAACCAATCTTTCCCTTCATTTAGAAGTGATTTAAATGACGTTTTAGAGTCAATAAACACAAGCAACTCTGGGAGTTCAAGACCTGCAAGTGCTGTATCTGGTACATTTTGGTTAGATACGACAAGTGCAACAGAACCCATTTTAAAGTTTTATGATGGTTCAGATGATATAACATTCGCTACATTTAACACAACTGCAAACACAGTTAACGTATCAGATTCAGCATTTGATATTGTAACCGATACAAGTCCACAATTAGGTGGTTCTTTAGATGTAAATGGAAATGCAATAGTAAGTGCATCAAATGGAAATATTGCAATAACACCTAATGGTTCTGGTAAAGTTATATTAGATGGATTAAGCCACCCAACAGCAGATGGAAGTGCAAACCAAGTTTTAAAAACTGATGGTGCAGGAAACCTAGCTTTTGTAACACCTTTTTCAGCATCATCACAAAACACATTTACGAAAGCACAATTACCAAGCACATTTACTGGTACTGGATTAACATTAGATTTTGATACATACCAAAACTTCATATTAACATTATCAGCAGGTTCTAATTCACTAGCCAACCCAAGCACAGAAGCAAGCCAGATAGGTCAAACTGGGGTAATTATATTTATACAACCATCAAGTGGCTCGGCAGGAACAGTATCGCTTGGAACAGACTATGAAAGTGTTGGTGCAGGTGGTCTTACACTATCAAGTGCAAATAGTGCTTATGACGTTGTTCCTTATGTAGTCAAAGCTGATAATTCAATCTTATTAGGAACAGCACAACTAGGGTTTGCATAATGTTTAGTTCTGAAAATTGGTTTGGTGCAAGTGCAGGTTTTTTTAATGGCGTTGCAACTCAGTCATTAAGGTTCAATGATGATGATGATGCTTATCTAAGTCGAACTCCATCTAGTGCTACTAATAGAAAAACTTGGACATATAGTACTTGGTTTAAAATTGCAAATACAAGTGCAAGTCAAACTTTACTTAGTGCAGGCTCATCTGGTACGGGTAGAGTAGCATTGTATATGTCTGGTGGGAAGTTTATAACAGATTTAGGAGGAACTGGAACATATGACGAATCAGTAGCTTTATTTAGAGACCCATCAGCTTGGTATCATTTAGTTTGGGCATTTGATACTACACAAGCAACTGGTGCTAATAGAAGTCGTATTTATATTAATGGAACAGAAATAACACTTACTAAAACAAGAACTTGGTCATCAAATACAAATTATGCAGTTAATAATAATACTTTACATGTAATAGGTGGGTTTGCAAATGTACCAGTAGCATTTAGTAGTGATGCATATCATGCAGAAACTAATTTTGTTGATGGCACACAACTAACACCATCTTCATTTGGTGAAACAAAAAATGGTGTGTGGATACCAATAGAATATACTGGCTCATATGGCACTAATGGTTTTAGATTGCAATTTGCAAGCACAACACATGATGCTCCTGCAAGTGAGGGAGATGCCGAGACAGATAATATAGGTGCAGATTCATCAGGTGAGAATAATCATTGGACTGCATCTGATTCTATAGGTGCTGAGGATTGTAATATGCCTGATAGTCCTGAGAATAATTTTTGTACTTGGAATCCATTAAGCAATACTGGAGTTACGTTATCAGAGGGTAATTTACAAACATCAGGTGGTGCTTCACATGTTTGTGGTGGTACAATGGCTGTAACATCAGGGAAATGGTATTGGGAATGTAAACTTAAATCTACTGTGAATGGAAGCAACCCAGTAATACTTGGATTTGTATCAGCAAACACTATTGCTCATGCGAATAATTTTGAGCAAGGTGTATATTTTTATACAGATAATGAAAGTAATAAAACTATTGTTCATGTTGAAAACAATTCAGCAACACAAACTATTACTGTTCCATCAGCTATGCTACCTATAGCAGTTGATGAAGTTATGCAATATGCTTATGATGGAGATACTGGTAAAATATGGTTTGGTATTGAAAATGTTTGGGCAGATAACTCAGGTGGTACTACGGGCAACCCCTCAACTGGTGCTAATCCCACATTTACATTAGCTGATACAAGTATTTTTATGACACCATTAAGAGACCATGCAGGAGTTGCTTGGACTGGTCTTGCAAATTTTGGACAATTAACAAACTCTTATACAGCACCAACCAATTTTAACCCTTTATCTACATCTAACCTACCAGAACCAACCATAGGTTCTAACTCTTCAAATGGTACTGCTGATGAATATTTTAATACAGTTCTTTGGACTGGAAATAGCAGTAATCCAAGAAGTATTACTGGTGTTGGTTTTCAACCAGATTTTGGTTGGCATAAACCTCGTAATATAGGTCTTAACCATTTAGCTTGGGATAGTTCAAGAGGAGCAAGTACAAATAGCCTATTAACACTTTTTCCAAATCTTACAAATGACGAGTCTAATTCCTTGTTTAGTCAGGGTAATGCTACATCATTAGATTCTGATGGATTTACTGTAAATGCAGGCTCATCAGGCGATAATCATGTTAATGACTCAAGTTACAACTATGTAGCTTGGAACTGGAAAGCAAATGGTGGCACAACCTCAAGCAATACAGATGGTTCTATAACAAGTACAGTTCAAGCAAACACAGATGCAGGGTTTAGCATTGTTACTTATACTGGTACTGGTGCAAATGCTACAGTTGGTCATGGAATTGGTGTTGCACCAAGAATGATTATAATGAAGAATAGAGATAGTAGCCAAAATTGGGTTGTGTATCACGAAGAAATAGGTAATGACAGAGAGATATTATTAAATTCTAGTGGTGGTCAAACAAACTCAAATTCTGTATATTTTCAAAGTACATCTCCTACATCAACAGTTTTTTCATTAGGTAGTGATAATTATGCAAATGCAAGTACTGATGACTATGTAGCATACTGTTTTGCATCAATAGAGGGTTACTCAAAGATTGGCAGTTATACTGGAAATGGTGACCCAGATGGTACGTTTGTATTTACTGGATTTAGACCTGCTTGGGTTATGACAAAATCAACTGGTAGTGGTAATTGGTATATAAATGATTCTGCAAGGTCATTTGCAAATCCAACAAGTTCTTTTGGTGCAAATTTATATGCAGACTTGCCTAATGGTGAAAGTGGAAATGGAATGGACATTCTTAGTAGTGGGTTTAAAATAAGAAATACAGATGGTTCACAAAATACAAGTGGTCAAACATATATCTACATGGCATTTGCCGAAGCACCATTCAAGTATGCAAACGCAAGATAGGAGAAAATAATGGCTTATAAATATAAAGAACGATACCTCAAGGTAGGTAAGGCTTGGCAAGATGATGATGGGTTTAAGCACCCTTATAACTGGTCATCATCATGGTCTGCTGATGATTTGAAAAAGTGGGGTGTATCTATAGAAGCTGATGTTGATACAAGTTATGACAATAGATTTTACTGGGCGAAAGGTATTGAGAGAAAACTAGCAGATGAAAACGTAGTTGATGATGATGGCAAAGCTGTTATTGACCCTATGACTGGAAAGCAAATGGTTCAGTTAGGTCTAAAATCTATATGGATTGCACAAACTAAAACTTCTGCTAATAGTTTACTATCTAGTTCTGATTGGTATGTAACAAGGAAAGCTGAAGCAAATACAGCAATCCCAAGTGATATAAGCAAATATAGAACAGATGTTAGAACTGCCAGTAAAACTATAGAAGATAAAATAAATGCTTGTAGTAAGTTAGCTGATTTTAAAAAATTATTTGATGTTCCAGTTGATAGTGATGGCAAACCTACTGGCAATGCTCCAATTTTTGACTACCCAGACGAGGTGTAAATGGCTAAACCATCATTACAAGAAATTCATGTTTCTTTAGAAAAACATATAGTTCTATCAGACGAAAGATGGAAAGAAAGTATCTTGAGAATTAAACGTATCGAACATATTATGATTGGTACAAGTGGAACTGCTATTGTTTTACTTATAGGTTTATTAGTGAGGTAGAATGGTTGTTGCAGAAGTTCTAACTGGTATTGCTCTAGTTCAAAAATCAGTAGAGTTTATTAAAAGCAACATCAGTACAGTTCAAGATATATCAGGCATAGCCAAGCAAATTGATGGGTTCTTTCTTGGTGAAGAACAAATGAATAAAAAGCAGGGAAAAGGCATGTCTATTGCTGAACAGTTTGGTTCAGTAGAAAAGTCAGCAGATGATTTTATTAATCGAAAATTATTAGAAGAAAAACGAGAAGAATTAAAATTCATAATCAATATGAGATTTGGTGCGAATGCTTGGGAAGAAATAATTGCTGAAAGAGCCAATAGAATTAATGAAGCAAAAGAAGCACAAAAACAAGCAAGAATTCAAGCTAGAAAACAACAAGAAGAAATAATGGAGATTCTAAAATGGGTTGGTTATACGTTTATTGGCATTGGCTTAATGATGGGATTATTAGTTATTGGAGTTAAAGCATATGCAAAGGGCAAAATTTATAATGCACCTAAAGATTATACCAGAAATCAAAAATTAAATAATGGAACAATAATTCCACCTACTATGACAACTTGCAGATTAAAAAAAATGAAAGTTTTTAAAAATAAATTAGCTTGCATTTATATTGGAGCAAATAAAACATATGAGATGGAATTTACAGATGTTCATATAGGTTGTCCGAGAAACTACAAATGTGTTTTAAATCCTAATGGGAAAGAACCATCAATAGATTCTGTAATGGAAAGTTTGAGGAGTATAGCTAAATGATGACTGCATTTTTATTGTATTGTGCTATGCAACCAAGTGAAAAAAATATTTCTAAAATTTATTTCAAATCTGTTAATGATTGTAGTTATTATGCAGAAAAGTTAAGCGATCAACAATTTATGTCAGAAGATGGAACAGAAACATATCAATGTATTTGTAAATTAGTTCCACAAATAGATAGTAACAAAGTAAAGGTTTACTAATGGAAAAAAAATTAGACACAAAAAAAATGTATGAAAAACCATTAAAACTTAAAATAGATGAAAATAGTTTTGAATTATCTTTAAGAATATTAGGAAACGAATTTGTTGCAATAAAGATTGGTTCTACAAATTTTTCTGGTAAACTAATAGCAGGTGGAATTTTATTGTTGTTTTTTACCCTTATTTTATTAGAGGGTTTTGGTTTAAATGAGATATTATTAAGATGAATGTTGAAACTTTTTTAAAATGGAAAATACTGCCAAGATTAATGATGCTTGCTAGTACTGTAATGTCGTGGAGATGTGCAGAATGGTTTATGGGTTTAGATGCACCCACAGCATCACAATCAGCTTTTGTGTCGGTTGTTATGGGTGTAATGACTGGAATATTTGGAATTTGGATAGGTCAAGAACATAAGGTGGATAAATAATGGATTTAGAGACATTAAAAGACGATATAATGAGGGAAGAAGGTCATTTGGTATTAGAACCCTATCAAGACCATTTGGGGTTCTGGACAATCGGCTGTGGGCATTTAATTCGTGATGATGAAAAAGATGAACTAATGAACCCAATAACAGAACAAAGAGCAAGAGAACTATTTGTTTTAGATTTAGGGGTTTCTATACAAGATGCAGAAACTTTTTATAAAGATATGGATATAGACGATAATGTTAAAGAATGTGTAATCCATATGTCATTTCAATTAGGGTTGCCAAAATTAAATCAATTTAAGAAATTTAAAAAAGCCTTACAAGATAATGATATTGAAACTGCTATTGTAGAAATGAAAGATAGCAGGGCATATAATCAAACCACAAATAGATGGGATAGGTTAATAGAAAAGATGAGGAAAAGCATCTAAGTCATTGATTTATAGGGGTAAAATCCTGGAGAAAGGTTAATAAAATGATAGCTAGTTTATTACCAGTAGCATCTAAGTTATTAGGTAAATTTATAGAAGATAAAGACACTAAAAACAAACTTGCCCATGAAATAGCGACTATGGCTGAAAAGCATGGTCAAGAATTAGCACTTGCTCAAATCGAGGTTCTTAAAGAAGATGCTAAAGGTAATTGGTTTCAAAGTTCGTGGAGACCCCTGATAGGTTGGATTTCTGGCTTATCGCTAGGAATAAATTACATGGTCGCACCTATTTGTGCAGGGTTTGGCATTACTATTCCTCAAGCTGATATGTCGGTAATGATGCCATTAATGTTTGGTATGCTCGGAATTGGTGGAATGAGGTCATTTGATAAGATTAAAAAAACGGATACAAAAAAATGATGTTGTGGCATTGGCTAACATTAGCTAAGTTTTTTAATAAGATTGGGAATTATTTTTACCATCTTCATGTAATTACACTAAAAAATAAACAAAGAAAGGAAAGAGAAATGCCAAAAGGACAAGGAACTTATGGAACTAAGGTAGGTAGACCACCTAAAAAGAAAAAGAAAGTTATGAAGAAAAAGAAAAAGTGAGTGGTCTAACAACTACATCTACTATTTCGGAACTTATAGGAAAAAGACCTATGAGAAGAAGAAAGACTAGAACCAGAAAGAACAAGATGCCCTTTAAGGGCGATTTAAGGGCAGTACAGCGACTTTTGTCCACTAAAAGGCTAAAGGGTTAGGCAGTATCCTCAACACCTCATAGGAATGTTAGTTTCAATAATTTGTTTTACTTGATCTAAACATTCGGTCAGACCCCCCTTGACTACAAAATGAGGTGTACCTAATCCTTTAGATTGTACTGCCCACAACTTTTGATTTTCGGATAATCTACCCTTTTCATTTTTAAGTTCGATATAAAGAATTTTACCCATAGGATATTCAACAATTATATCTGGACAGCCAGATTTCAAACCCATTTTTTTCATTTGAGCATGAAGATAAATAGACCTTTTACCCTCATTTGGAACATGAAAATGTCTGAAATAGTAGGTATTGGCTAAGATGTTTAGTAGCTGGTTACAAGCTATTTGTATGGCTGATTCTTTAGTCATAGGGGATAAACCTTAATCTATCCCCTATTTATACTACGATTGGAGATCAGAGTATAATTACTTTCTATCATATAGTATCAAATAAAGCCATAATTAACAATAGTTTGAAAAAAAATTAAAAAAAGTGCATTTAGGGTTTGACATATATAAACCTAGAGTTTAAGCTAGGTTAATTAATAAATAAATAATAATAATAACGAGGATAAAATGATTAAATTAGATTTAACAAAAGAAGATTTAGAAGTTCTAAACGTTATGGAATACAGCGAAGAAATAGTCAAAGACGAATATTATAATGAGTTATGGTTGTTTGTCTTATGTAAATCTCAAGATTTAGAAGAAGATTGGAAACTAGCTATAAAAAGTGGAGATGAGACACAAGAAAGATATAATCAGTTATCTGTTAAGATAGGTAATTTATTATCTAAACTTCCACCAAATTCAGAGGTATATGCTTAAGCATTTACCTTTTTTTTTAATAATAATAAATTGGAGATCAAGTTAATGACAATCAAACAAAAATTCGCAAATTACTTAGGTTACACAGATATTAACCCTTATGAGGTTGTAAAGGTTATTTCTGATAAATGTATTGAAATCAGAGAAATGAGTGCAGAAAAAATCAAATGGGATATGAAAATATATCAAGGTGGTTTTTCTCATCATGTAGCAAATCAACATGACCAGAAATGGGATATTACTTCTAATGAAGATAATCCAATAATTAGAATTAGACTTAATAAGTCTGGTCAGAAATATGATTGTAAAACCAAATCATATAAGCCTTGTTATATTTGGAAAGATAAATATGGTGATAGGTATGGTTTATCAGATAAGCCTATCAAATTTTACGACTACAACTTCTAATGGGGGGTGCTTTATGCACTTCCTTTTTTTTTTAATAATAATAATTGGAGATCAATATGACAAATTTAAACAACGAGGAATTAAGATTAATAATATTTTCTATAAATACAAAAATGTCGGTTCTTGAAGAACAGATTAATAATTTATATAAATTAGGTGGTAAAGGAAATTTAGAACAAAGAAAAATATTAGTTCGCAAGTTTTCTAAGCTAAATCAATTAGGTAATAAATTAAGTGAAAAATTAGGCTCTAATTTATGGGATAAATTTTTATGGGGGGCAAACTAATGAATAAGCTACCTAAAATCGGAAATACAGAACTCTATACTGCTAGGGTTCTGAATATGTCTGTGGCTCAATATTATGGGATTGTTAAGGAGTATTCAGAAATCCTTAATCAAGCTAGAGAAATCAATAAAGAGCAACTAGACAAAGACAAAGAAAAAGCAGAACTAAATTTAATCTATGGGATTAGATACAACCTTAACAAATTAGTATTAGAAAAATTAAAAGGGGGGAAATAATGATTAATTTTGTAAAAAATTATGGTGTTTATCTTTTGGAATTTATGGTTTTTGCAACTATAAGTTTCTGTTTATTAATGTTTTTTTTATAGACCTAACCAAAGAAATAATGTAGGTTTATAAATGATTTGGAGATCAAAAATGTATAAAACAATTTCAATAATTTTCGTTCTAGTATCTATAGGGGGGTGTTCTACAATGCCAATAGTAGATAGTAGGGGAAAATCATCTGCAAATATCAAAGGCGATATGAACAGATTCCATGATGACTATTTTACTTGTAAAAGCCTAGTTGAAGACCAGACAAGTGCAGGTTGGAACATAGGTAAAACCATCTATAATAATCTTAGATGGAAAGTTTTATGGTTAAGTCCAAAATTAGACACTCGCACAGACTTCGTTAATAGATGTCTTGAGGGTCGTGGCTATAATGTAATAAATAAATAGAGGGTAAAATGGCTAATATAATAGATAAAATTTATGATAATACTAAAGATGGTGTACCTAACTATTCAATAAATCTAATTGATGGAACTAGATTGTACTATAGAGGTGTAGTAATGAACCCTATGCCCAAGTCTGGTGATGCTATCAGCTACACTATAATGAATGTTAAAACGTCAGCAAATGGCAATCAGTATACTAACGTCAAAGATGTTCAAATTGCTGATAATAATGTTCAGCAAAATAATGCACCTCAAACATTAGGTAATGTTGTAAACAATTCAAACTTTACACCACCTGCTAATGGTTTTAATAAAGGCGATACACAAAGATTAGATATTTTTGTAACTGGTATTGTAGGTAGGTCAATGGGTTCTGGACATTTTAGTGTTGAGGATATTGAAAAATTAACAAGAAATGCAGTAAGTGCTTTTAATGAAAACCTCAAAAAATTATAAAAAACTATTTGCCGACTTTTGGGGGTATCATGCAGACGATATTCCCATCTGTTGGGGTTGCTTTAGACAACAAGCAGTAGATATACACCACTTAATACCAAAAGGCATGGGTGGGGTTAAAAACAACAGATTAAATAGAATTGATAATTTATTTCCAGTTTGTAGGTCATGCCATGATTTGGCACACAAAGATAAGTCTATAAACAAGGAATGGATAGAAAGGTTAAAAGAAAGAATTTATAATAAAAAGTGGGGTGATTTATATGACAATAAAAAATGAAATAAATCTAAATAGTTTTGTTATTCATTGTAAGGAAACCAAATATTACAATGTTAATATTAAAGCCAGAAATTATGAGGAAGCAGAAAAAAGGTGGAAAAATATTGCTAAAAGGCGAGATTATTTAACCCTGCATAATGAACTAGAAGTCATCAGTATAAGTGAAGAATAAAGGGAGTTAAAATGAATAATTGTAATTTTGATGGCAGACTTGCAAAAGATGCCGAATTAAAAGAAGTAAGTGGATATAATGTTTGTAATTTTTCTATAGGAACAAATGTTGGCTATGGAGATAATAAAAAGACTTTATGGGTAGATTGTGCCATCTGGGGAAAGCAAGGTGAGGGAGCAGTAAAGTATCTTCTAAAAGGTCAACAAATATTCGTAAATGGCGAGTTATCAACAAGAGAATATGAAAAAGATGGTGTAAACAAAACCATTCTTAGCTTAAAGGTTAATAGCTTTTCATTTGGTGCAAAACCAGTAAATGCACAAACTAATAATATTCCAAATCCAGACCTAAATGATGAGATACCATTTTAATGAGTGATATTTATTTAGTAGATTTTGAACCTAACAAGCTATCATATCAACAAGAAGAACTAGGTATTACATTTGCTGATCTTGATACTGCTGTAGAATTAATGAAAAAAGAAGAAAAAATGATTGTTGCAGAATTAACAGTTTACTTCAGCAGACAAGGTGGTTACAAAAATATAACCGAATTAAATGGTTTAATTTATTCGGACAAAAAGTTTAAGGATTATTTTGATAGATACGAGATAACCTTAAAAAAGAGGAATCAAGCTAAAATTAGATTTGAATCCTTTAAAGCCTTTCGTGATGACCTAAGAACTAAGGTGGTCAATGAAAGGGAAATGGCAAAACATAATTTGTAGAAAGGAATTATCATGTCACAAACACAAGCAATCTTAGAGTACCTTAAAAAAGGTAACACAATAACTTCATGGGAATGTATTCATAAATTTAGATGCACCAGATTAAGTGCTAGAATTTATGATTTACGAGATCAAGGTTATAATATAATCACAAATAACATCACCGAAAATGGCAAAACTTTCGCTGAATATACTTTGTTAAGCAGTACATTGTTAAAGGAGAAAGATTAATGTCAGATAAATATAATCTTGAGGAAGAATTAAACCAAAGAGAATTAGACCAAGACACAGAAAAAGAAACTGCAATGTTTAAACATTTAGCTGATATAGGTGTAATGGATAAATTAGTTTTTGCTCTAAATGAATATATCATTAAGTTTGGCAGGACTAGCAATGTTCACGATCAATGTTTTGATTTAAAGCTACAAGTTCTTGAAAATAAAAAACATCTTCAAGAGTGGATTGATAAAATATGATAGAGCATTTTGAAAAGTTTAATGATTATGGAAAGGGATTACTTCCATTGTCATTTAGTCATCTTAATGAATTTGCTTTTTATCGTGAAAGGTGGGCATTAAGGCGAATATTTGGCTATCAATTTCCAACATCTGCACCTGCTATTAGAGGTCAAGTTGTTGAATCTGGTATCAATATGTTTCTCAATGGAATACCTATTGAAGAAGCTAGTGAAAAAATGATAGCTGAATATGATGCTAATTGTTTAGAGATAAATGACCCTAAAATAGATGATGAAAGGGCAAACCTAGTTCCATTATTAGAATTAGGTACTAAAACCTTTCAAGAGTATGCTTATAGGTGGACTTTATTGAACTATCAAAAAAAGGTAGAATTAGATATAAAAGGTATTCCATTCATAGGTTATACCGATTTTCATTTTGAAGATAAAAATACTAAAGAAGATTTTTTTATTGATTTGAAAACATCTAAACTTTTACCTCAAAAGATAAGCATTTCCCATGCTATGCAACAAGCTATTTATCAAAAGGCAACTAATGCCAAGCAGATATTATGGTATCTTAAAAACCCAACTAAAACTAAAGATGCCGAGTATATTGCTATGTCATTAGATGATTATGTGATGCCTATGAAAATATGTGAACACATAGTTGAAGTTATGGGTAATTACTTAAAAACTGTTAATAGTCCAGATGACGTTAAAAACTCTTTGATACCAAACCCAGATAATTGGATATGGAAAGAAGAAACTGTTTTAAATGCCAGAAAAGAAGTCTGGGGATATTAAACCAAAAAACCCCTTTAGGTTTATGCTTAGAGGGGTTACAATAAACTAAATAGATTTGGAGATCATAATGTTTATAGACGAAAATTCAAAACCAAGAGAGAAATTAAAAGCATGGTATCTTTTCACAGAAGATTTCATAGCAGGTACTCAAGCCTTAACAAATGAGGAAATAGGCATATATATTAGATTACTTTGTTATAACTGGAACAAAAGATGTTCTGGAATACCTAGTGAGCCTTTAAAATATCAAAGAATAGCAAATTGTATTTCAGATAGTGAGAAAGAAAGCTGTGAAACAGTTCTTAAAGATTTCTTTGTTTTAGTTAACAATCATTTCCAGAATGAAAGACAATTACAAGAGTATCTATTTATAACAAGAAGAATGGAAGCATCTAAGGAAAATGGCAAGTTAGGTGGTAGACCAAAAAAACCTAGACCAGAACCTAGAGTAGAACCTAAAGGTAACCTAGACAAAACCCCTCCTACCCCTACCCCTACCACTACCACTACTAAAACCACTAAAATAAGTTATAATCCCTTTTTTCATAAGTTCTGGAATAAGGTTTCCAATAAAGTGAGTAAGGGCATAGCTGAAAAGAATTTCATCAAGCTAGAACCAGAGTGGATAGAAAAAGCAGAAGAACTAGCAGAAATGTATAATAAATATTATAATTCTGTTGAAGATAAGCAATTTGCTAAACAACCTGCTTACTGGTTATCAGCTAAAAAGTATGAAGATGAAAAACCAACTAAAAAAGAAGAACTTAAAACAGACCAATATTCAATGAGATTAAAAGTTTTTAAAGAAGCAGTTGATAACAAAAAAGGTAGTGCTTTTGTGCACAAATATGCAAAGCAACACCCCTATGACGTTCAAAGAGCGATTAAAGAGGGTGTATTTAGTAGAGAAGAAGCAGTAATTTATTTAGATATGGGGAGTTGGATATGAAAAACTTAAATGTCATTCAAATTAAAGCTGAAGAAACTCACGATTGGTTTAAGAACAGGCATTATGCTAAAACATTACCTAAATGCACAAGTTATGCTTTTGGATTATATGATGGTGCATATTTAATTGGGGTTGTTTCTTATGGCGATCCGACTGGAAGATTTGTATTACAAGCCATGTTAGGTGAAGAACAAGAACACCCAATATTGGAATTGAATAGACTTTGTTTATTAGAAAATGAAAAGAATTATGCTTCTTTTTTAATAGGTAAAAGTCTTAAACTATTGCCAAAACCTAATATAATTATTTCATATGCAGATACATCAACAAATCATGCAGGTTATATCTATCAAGCAACAAATTTTATTTATTGTGGTCTTACATCTAGAAAAAGAGATTGGAAAATTATAGGTTCAAATAAACACCCTAGAGGGGTAATATTAACAGATGAAATGAAAGCTGATAAATCTAAATATGAGCAAGTAGAAAGACCACAAAAGCACATATATATTTATTATTTAGGAAATAAAAAACAAAAAAAACAATTTATGGCAAATCTTAAATATGAAATATTACCATATCCAAAGACAGAAAATAAGTATTATGAAACAACTTTTGTGCCAACTACACAAATGGCATTGATTTAGGAGATCATTATGTATCCACAAAAAAAATATAAATTTTGTAATACAACCAATAAAAACTGTGATGTTTCTATGTGGTGTGTTTGTGAAGCTGTTGAAAGAATAGAACATATTATTGAAGATGACGTAGTAGATTTAATTGGGAAAGATAAAGAATTCTATTTTCAAAAAGTAAAAGAAAAATTGGAGAAATTTAAATGAATGTAATAGATATTAGAAATCCATTGGAAAAGAAAAGGCAAACGTATTTAGCTTTTTACAAAGATGGAATTTATGATGGTATATTAAATCAAAAGCCAGACCCTAGAAATAATTCATCAGCTTATTATAAAAAAGGTTTTGATGATGGTTTAAAATTGCTAGAGTTAATTAAAGAATATGATCTTGGAGAATAGAATGTATGTAAATAGTGAAGTTAAAAATAGTTATTATGGTTTAAAAAAGGTTTTTAGAGATTTTAAAAATAAACAAACTAAAATAAAAGATGAAGAAAAGTTTGAAGATGTACCCAAAGAACTATCAGATAAAGATAAAGAGGGTTCTTATAAGTTTATTGGTTATATGGATTATTATTTAGGTGTCAAGTTCGATCAAGATAAAGATTTAGAAGTGCAACCATCTGGAGTTACTGCTAAAAATAGAAATTACGATTATGCCAATGCAAAGTTTGTAGGGAGTTTAGAATAATTTAAGAGGTGTAATCATACCATAGGGTTAGTTAACCCCTGCTCTATGACTCTTAAATCAAGCCTAAAATGTATAAAATATAAAAATATGTAGCTTTTTTAGAAATAATTATATAAATCTTAATTACCTAACTATGGGGTAAATAGGAATGGCAAGACCAAAAAAATATAATATCGATACTAAAGAAGTTGTTAAGTTAGCATCTTATGGGTGTACAAATAAAGAAATAGCAGACTTTTTTGGTTGTTCAGCAGACCTTTTAGAAAAGAGTTATTCGGAATTTCTTAGAAAAGGGAAAGTTGACGTAAAAATAAGACTAAGACAACTTCAATGGGCATCAGCAGAAAATGGCAATGTTACAATGCAAATCTTTCTAGGAAAGAATATGTTAGGTCAGCAAGATAAGATAGAGCAAAATGAATTAGAAGAACCTTTAGTCTGGTCATCAGATTAATGGCATTAACCAAACCTCAAAAGAAAGTAATAAGTAACGAAGCAAGGTTTAGGGTTCTTATTACTGGTAGGCGATTTGGTAAAACATTCCTAGCGATTAATGAATTAGCTAAGTTTGCCAGTAAACCTAATCAAAGAGTTTGGTATGTTGCTCCAACTTATAGACAAGCTAAAGCCATATGTTGGAATGTATTAAAAGAAAAAATGATATATCACAAATGGGTTAAGAATATAAACCATAGTGATTTAACAATTACATTAAAAAACAATAGCCAGATAACACTAAGAGGTAGTGATAATGAGCAATCATTAAGAGGTGTTGGTTTGAATTTCTTATGTATTGATGAGTTTGCAGATGTAAGCCAAGAAGCATGGTATGAGGTTTTAAGACCTACATTGTCAGACACAAAAGGTCATGCTTTATTCTGTGGAAGTCCAAGAGGGTTTGGTAACTGGTCATATGAACTATTTAAGCAAGGTGAAACCAATAAAGACTGGGCAAGTTTTAAATATACTACTATTGAGGGTGGTAATGTAGATAAAGACGAAGTAGAGCAAGCAAAACAAGATTTAGATATAAGAACATTTCAGCAGGAATATGAAGCCACATTTGTTAATTATTCTGGAATGATTTATTACAATTTCAGTAGAGAAAGTAATATTATTGAAAAATATCAGAAAGAAACAGCAATTTTACACATAGGTTTAGACTTTAACGTAGACCCTATGAGTGCTGTAGTTTGTGTTATAGTTAATGAGAAAATTATAGTCGTTGATGAGATACAAATTTATTCGTCAAATACCCAAGAAATGTGTGATGAAATAAAGAATAGATACAAAAATAAACAGATAGTTGTTTATCCAGACCCTAGTGCTAGACAAAGAAAAACATCAGCAGGTGGATTTACTGATTTAAGTATCTTGAAAAATGCAGGATTTGATGTAAAATGTAAAAATACAGCACCTTTAATTAGGGATAGAATTAATGCAGTTAATGCAAAATTAAAAAATGTTAATGGGAAAAATAGTCTGTTTATTGTTAAATCTTGCAAAAATGTTATTAAAAGCATAGAACGACAAATATACAAAGAGGGAACTCATGTACCTGATAAAGATAGTGGGTATGACCATATGAATGATGCTCTTGGCTATTTAATAGAGTTTAATTTCCCACTAAGACGTAATTTTGCACCTAGCCAACCTAAGAGGTGGAGTTAATGGATAGAGAAACACTTACACAAAAACATGATTTATGGCACTCAAATATAAGTAATTGGGAGTTTTATATAAGAAGCTATTTAGGTGGTAATGACTATAAAAATGGTTATTACTTACACAGATATGTATTAGAATCTCCAGAGGAATATGACCAAAGAGTAAGGCATACACCCTTAGATAATCATTGTAAGAATGTTGTCCAGATATACACCAGTTTCTTATGGAGAGTACCACCATCAAGAGATTATGGTGATTTAGATAATGAGCCACAATTAAGTTCATTTATTCAAGATGCTGATTTAGATGGTAGGTCATTTGATTCAGTCATGCGAGAAGTCCAGATGAACGCTAGTATTTATGGTAATTGTTGGGTTGTAGTTGATAAGCCACAATCTAATGCCAAGACTAGAGCAGAAGAACTTGCTCAAGATATTAGACCTTATATTTCAATATATACACCAGAAAATATAGTTAATTGGAATTATGCTAGATCAGCTAGTGGAAGATTTTATTTAGATTTACTGGTTATTGTTGAAGATATAAATGCAGATAGAGCCATCATAAAAGTATTTACAGAAGAAACTATAACTACATATTCAGTTGAAGAATACGATCAACCAACATCAGAGGGTGAAGTTAAGTTATTAGAAGAAATAGCTAACCCAATAGGAACTATTCCTGCTGTTAATGTTTATAATTTGCGAGGTAATAAGAGACCTATTGGTATTAGTGATTTGGCTGATGTGGCACATTTGCAACAATCTATTTATAATGATTATTCCGAGAAAGAACAATTAATTAGATTAGCCAATCACCCAAGTTTAGTTAAAACACCTAATGTTGAAGCTAGTGCAGGTGCAGGTGCTATAATAGAAATACCAGAAGATTTAGATTCATCTTTAAAGCCTTATATAATCCAACCTAGTGGTCAAAACCTAGATGGAATAATGAAATGTATACAAAATAAAGTTGATGCCATTGATAGAATTACCCATATGGGTTCTGTGAGGGCAACTGGTACACAAATAGCTAGTGGAATTGCCTTACAAACAGAATTTCAACTTTTAAATGCTAGATTATCAGAAAAAGCCGATTATTTAGAAAATGCAGAAGAACAAATTTGGGGTTTATTTGCTAAATGGCTAGATAAACAATGGAATGGTTCAGTTAATTATCCAGACACTTTTGATATAAGAGATTGGGCAAATGACCTGCAATATTTACAAATGGCTAAAGCATCTGGAATTAAATCAGAAACCTTTAACAAAGAAATAGATAAGCAAATAGCAGAAGCAGTAATAGATGATAACGAAACTATGAAAACTATTAATGAAGAAATAGATGCTGTTAGAACTGTTAGAGGGCAATTCCAGACAACCGAAGTAGAGGGGCAAACAGTTGGCGAAGAAAGTTCCTAAAGATAAAAAGACCAAGATACCTAAAAAATATCTATCTGGTTTAAAAGGTGCAAAAAGAAATGCTAGAGCAACCTTATTAAAGCAGATTAGTTCTTTGTATAAGGCAGGTGCAAGAATACCTATGGCACTATTAAAGAAAAGGAATAAGTCTTAATGGCAGTAAAAAGAAAACCTTTATCAGCAAGAACTATTGCAACACTTAGAGCAAAAGCCAAAAAATCTAAGTTATTTAATTTAGCAGATTTAAAAGCTAGTTTTCGCAGAGGGCAAGGAGCATTTCTTTCATCTGGCTCAAGACCTAGAATACCAATGTCAGCATGGGCAATGGCAAGAGTTAACAAACTAATTAGTCGTGGCAGGTCTGGTTCTTTTGATAAAGATATAATATCAAGAGCCAGTAAACGTAAAAGAAAATGATGCTGATGTTATGGAAAAGCCTAAAAAAATATGTGTTATTTGTAAGGTGTTTCTAATGGAGGTTTTGAAAGATGTTTATAAATGCCCAGTATGTAAGGCAATAGTTAATGAAAGATTAGATGATAAGCAATAATCCTGGGAAAACCCTAGTAAAAACAAGGACTTAGTATGGCATTATATAGAGGGAAAAACGTATCACTTAACAAACCATTTAGACTATCTGCAACCGAATCTAAAAGAAAAAAGTTTGGGGTTTATGTTAAGAATAAATCTACTGGTAACGTAAAAAAGGTTACATTTGGTGCTAGGGGAATGACCATAAAGAAAAACATACCTGCAAGACAAAAGTCTTTTTTAGCTAGAATGGGTGGGGTTTTAAAAGAAGTTAAAGGGCAAAAAACACTTTCACCTGCTTACTGGTCAATAAGGGCATGGAAAAAGAACTTTCCATTATAAAATATGTCAAGAATTTTAGAAAAACTAGCCGATCAGCATGAAGAACGTATAATAAACGTATTATATAAGCTAGAAAATGACGTAGTTAATGAAATAACTAGAGCCACAAAAGGGAACTTAGTTTCTCAAAGATTAGCTATTCAGTTACAACCCAGACTTAGAACCATTATTGAATCTACCTTTTTGAATGAAGCTGATTTATTTATTAATGATGATTATAATAAAATAGCGAAAGAAACATTAGATACTTTTGGTAAAATGCCTATTCCTGCAAAGTTTAAGAACCTAACAGATGTAGATTTAGCAACCATCAATGCCTTGAAAACTCAATCATTTAGTGGCTTTGAAGATATTGCAGAACGATTTTTAAAGGTAATTAATGATGAGGTTTACCAAAGTACAATAGCAGGTAGACCATTTAACGATATGGTTAGTAATATTAAATCACATATTAATGGGGTTTATAAATCCTCAAATACTCGTGAGATAAATGAATTAGTTGATTTTGTTAACGAGAATAAATTTGATAGTGCAAAAAAAGCACAAGTAGAAGATGCAGTAAGAAAATTGCATACTCAATATGCTAGTGATAGAGCAGGAAACAATCTTAGACGTTATGCTAGTCAGATTGCTCATGATAGTGTAATGCAGTTTCATGGGCAGTTTACAGTAGCGAAAGCTAAAGCATCTGGGTTAAATCATTTTACATATACTGGTACATTAGTCCGAGATAGTCGTGAATTTTGTGTAAATATGCTTAATAGGACACTTACAGAAGAACAAATTAGGGATATGTGGAACAATAGAGCATGGCAGGGAAAGTCTACTGGTGACCCTTTTATTGTAAGGGGTGGTTATAGATGTAGACATACTTGGATACCCACAGACCCTGCATGGGGTGAAGAAACAGTAGATGAATTGCCAACAGAAGAAGAAGCATTTGATGAAACACTAAATGTTAAAAATCCTAGTTCTTTAACTAATAAAATAAAATTAGATGATATAAAACCAGTTTCAATAGGTTTTTTAACTAACAAATTAAACAAACAATTTAAAGAAAATGCAAAAGATGAAAGATACCCAAGAGATGGAAAGGGTAAAGAAGTTTTAAAATATAATGAAAGTCTTGAACGTAGAAGAAACAATGAGCCTATTGCTGTTGCTGAATTTAAAGACAGTTCTGGGAAAAAAAGAGATTTTAAATGGTCTGAAAAAGATTATGGAGTTGTAGAAGCATTAATGCAAGAACTTGATGAATTAGCGATAAAATATGATGTTCCAAAGTTAAGAGGTATTAATGTTGAAAAAGGTCACATAGCATCTATGGGTGATGGTGTTTTAAATTTAAATGTAAGATTTAACATTTTAGAAAGAACTGGAACGGAGGTTACAAAATGGAAAAAGGGAAGTGCTGTTTTTGATAGACCATTTACAGCAGATTCATTTTTTGAAGATAAATTAGATAAAATAAGAACTACTTTTTATCACGAATTTGGGCATCATATACATCAACAAAAATTTGTAAAAGATGCAGGTGATTATTATTTACCCCCAGTTGAAACAGAACTAAAGAAATTAAGAAGATTTAGAGGAGGTAGTGCCACTAGATATGCTGAACAAAATAAATATGAATGGTTTGCAGAAAATTTTACTTTGTATGAATTAGGAAAAACAGAATTAGTTGACCCTAAGTTCTTAAAATTTTTAGAGGAAAAAGTGTTATGAGTAAGTTATTTGACGAAGCAAGTGAAATATTAGGATTAGAAAGAGATTTAACTTTACAAGATTATAAAAGATTCAAAGAAATTGAAAAAAATATAACAGAAAATGAAGAACGTAATTTTGCTTGGTTGCTTGAGGGTTTATCCTTAAGATTGCCAGAAATAGCACAAAAAGAGGGTAATTATGACTGGGTTGAGCCAGAAAACTAAGACTTGTAGCATTTTTAGAATAAATTTGTTATAAGGATACTATCCAACTAAGGAGATTTAAAATGGAAGAAAATCAAGTAGAACAAACTGCTGAAACTCAAGAAGAAGCACCACAAGTACAAGAACAGCCAACTAATACGTTTACCCAAGATGAGGTTAATAACATTGTTGAAAGACGATTAGCCAAAGAAAGGGGTTCAATGTATAAGAAACTGGGTGTTGAAGATTTAGATATAGCTGTAAATGCTGTAAAGACACAAAAAGACCTAGAAGAAAAGCAAAGAATTCAAAAGGGTGAGTTTGAGGAAATACTTAAAACAAGAACCCAAGAGTTTAATAAAGAGAAATCAAACTTAGAAAATCAGTTGAAAGATATTAAGATAAACAAGTCTTTATTATCATCAGCATCAAGGAATAAAGCTATAAATCCAGATCAAGTTGTAGAACTTTTAAAAAGCGATATTAAGTTAAATGAAGCAGGGAATGTAGAAATACTTGATAAATCTGGATTAGCAAGATACAATAAAATGGGTGAACTTTTATCCACAGACGAATTGGTACAAGAGTTCTTAACACAAAACCCTCACTTCGTTAGTGCTACCCCTAGTGGTTCTGGCTCGGTGTCAAATGTGGATAGGTCAGAACTCAACAAGCCTTTAAATTTGAGTGATTTAGATATGAACAATCCAACGGATAGGAAAAAGTATTCTGAATATAGAAGACAAAGAGATTCCAAACCTAGTACGATTGTTGTTAATAATTAAATGACATTAAATTTATAAGGAGTTAAAATATGTCTAATGAAACTACCAGTTCAACCATTTCGGAACTATACACCGAGATAGTTGCAGAAGCATTATTCGTTGCAAATGAGCAATCAATAATGAGAAATCTTGTTAAAAACTATACTATTGTTGGTGGTGGTAAGTCAGTAGAAGTACCGATTTATTCAGCAGTATCAGCATCAGCAGTAGCCGAAGCAACAGATTTAAGTAATACAGCAGTAAACCCAAGTTCAGTTACTATAACAGCATCTGAAGTTGGAATTATGACAACACTAACAGACTTAGCAAGAAATTCAGCATCAAGAAATGTTGCAGGAGATATTGGTAGATTGTTTGGTGAAGCTATAGCTAAAAAAATAGATGCAGATTTGTGTGCTTTATTTACTGGCTTTTCAACACAAAAAGGTGGTGGAGCAGGTGTAGAGTTAACAATTCAAGACCTATTTGAAGCAGGTACAGAGTTAAGAACAAACAATGCACCTCAAACTTACTATGGTGTATTTCACCCAAAGCAAATCTTTAATGTTAAAAAAGCATTAACAAATACATTTGCAGGTTCAGCTAATATTCCAGACTTAGGTAATGATGCTTTAAGAAATGGTTTTGTAGGACAAATCGCAGGAATACAAATATTTGAAAGTTCAAATGTTTCTGTAGATGGTTCTGATGATTCTATTGGTGGTGTATTCTCTCAAGATGCTTTAGGTTTAGCTATGATGCAAGACCTTAAAATTGAATCACAAAGAGATGCTTCATTAAGAGCAGATGAAATCGTAGCCACAGCAGTTTATGGAGTTGCAGAACTTCACGACAGCTATGGTGTTAAGCTAACAGCAGATAGTTTGGCTAACTAATTTAACTAGGGAGGGAAACCTCCCTTTTTATCTAAGGATTTGTATTATGGAAATGATTAAATTAGTTAATGGTAAAGGCGATATTATCGAAAGAAAGAAGATTGATTACACCCCTAATATAAAAATATGGGAACTAAGAGGGTGGAAACCTTATGTTGAGCCTAAGCCAGAACCCAAAATAGATAATGAATGGAAAAAAGAAGAATCAATTATTGATGTAGATTCTTTTAACAACAAAAGTGCAAAACATAAAAAATCTAAAAAAAAGGGTAAGTAAATGGCTACATCTGAATTTGCAGTTGCTAATACCGATTTACAAAAGATACAACCAGATATATTAGGTTTTGGCATTACCGATTTTGGCGATCAATTACAATTTGCTGAAAATGATGTTTTAAGACGAGTTAGAGAAGAATGGTGGGAAAGATATAGGCATCAAGTCAGATACAAGGATATTACTAAAGTTACATCTGTGGAAATGACCAGTAGCAAGTTAACAAACTCACAATGGACACAATCAGTTGTATATCTAGCTTTGTGGAAATATATTTATCCAATATTAACTAAATGGCGTGACCCAGATACTGGCGAGGGCAAAGACACATTTCAAGTGCAATTAGATTTTTACAGAGATAGGTATGAAGAAGAATTTCAAGCTATTTTAAGAGATGGTGTTGAATATGACGAAGATGGTGGTGGTACTGTTTCAGATAGCGAAAAGGAAGCCATACATCACCTTAGATTAGTGAGATAATGGAAGTAACAGCAAATATAAATACTGTTGAAGTAACAAAATTTTTAAAAAATATTACATCTAGGCAAAAGGCAGTAATTGATAAAGGTTTAAAGCGAGTATCTAATATGGCTGTATTGATGATTACAAAGCGTACACAGCAAGGTAAATTGCCAGATGGAGGTAATATGAAGGCTTATGCTTCATCAACTGTGAGAGGGCGTAAAAAGAGGGGCAGGCAAACTGGATTTGTTGATTTAACAGATACTGGTAAAATGTTTAGGAGTTTAGATTTCAAAACTGGTGGATTTAAAAGCACATTATTTTTCTCAAATATGGAAAGAGCAAAAATAGCTTCATTCCATGATACGTTTGGAGTAGGTAAAAGAAAAGTTACAAGACCATTTTTTGCTATTGGTAATAGGGAAGAAGATAAGATTAAAGCAGATTTTTCAAGATTTTATTTTAAAGAAATGAGATTATGAGCAAAAGAGAAAACATAGCTAGTGATATAATCACAAAACTTGATGCCGTAACAAGTCCTATCGAGTTTAAAAAAATTACTAGAGAACCTTTTGAAGTTGAAGAATTAAGTGATGCCCAGTTTCCTGCAATGTTTATTCAAAGTGGTGATGAAACAAGGGAAGTGTTAAGCATAGGCGATACTGGAGCAGGTACATATCGAGGTACAATAGATTTTTTAATAGTTGCTTTTGGTAAAGGCACAACAACAAATATAGATACTGTTAGAAATCAAATTATAGAAGTTGTTGAAGAAACTTTAGATAATGATATAACTAGAAATGGTAATGCGATAGATACCCAAATAATAGAAGCATCATCAGACGAGGGAACTATTTATCCTTATGGTGGTGTAAGAATAACAGCAAGGGTTATTTATGAATTTACTAGAGGGAGTGCATAATGGCTAAAAATGTTACTATGAAAAAAGGCGAAACTATTATAAAATGTTCAGAAGACCATGTAGAGCATTTTAAAAATAATGGTTTTACTTTGGGAAATGAAAAAGCAGTTGTTAAAAAAACTGAAAAAATAAAAGAAACTAACGAAGCTAAAGAGGAGTTATAAATGGCTACACATCACGGAAAAGAAGGAGTTGTAACTATAGGTAGTGATACACTAGGTAATGCAACTGGTTTCACAGTAGATACTACACATGACGTTGTCGAAGATACAGCATTAGGTAATTCAATGAAATCCTATATAGTTGGTAGAGGTACTTATACAGCAAGTATTGATATGAACTTTGATGAAACAGATACAGCACAAACTAATCTAGTACAAGGTGCAGAACTTACATTTGCATTTTTACCAGAGGGTAATGCTTCTGGAGATAGAAAATTCTCTGGAACTGGTATTGTAACTGGAATGTCAGTAAGTGTGCCCCTAGATGGTGTCATTACAAGAACTGTATCAGTACAAGGCAATGGTGGTCTTACTATTGGTACTGTGTAAATGACAGATAAATTGGATTATTTTGATGGTATTAGAGACCATTTCAGTACCCTTGACACTCAAATAATTGAAGTACCAGAATGGGATTTAGTAGGTGATAAAGCGATTTATTGCAAACCTTTTAATATGCTTGAAAAACAAAAGATATTTAAAGGTGCTACTGGAACTGATTTAATAGTTTTAATAGATGTAATTATTGAAAAATCTTTGAACAAAGATGGTGATAAGATGTTTAATGCTTCACATGTTTTGGCTTTTAAAACCAAAGCTGATACAAATGTAATTGCAGATGTTGCTACTAAAATTATGGGAACAGGCAACGATAATATTGACGACAATAAAAAAAACTAAATAGCGACCCAGAATTACATAATCTTTTTGGGTTAGCTGAAAAACTACACAAGACTGTTGCCGAAATCTTGCAAATGTCAGTTCAAGAGTTTAATATGTGGATAGCATACTTTGGACTTCAAAATGATGAACGAGAAAGACAAGAACGAATTATAAAGGCGAGAAGATAGTGGCAACTA